GTGGCCCCCGGCTGATCAGCTACAACGGGAAGATTTGCAATCAAACCCAATACCGGATATTTTGGGCGGATATTATGAAGGCCCTGATACTGAACCATACCCCGCACGAATGCCGCCACACCTTTGAAACCAAATTGGATAGCGCCGGGGCAAACCGGAAATGTATTGATTTACTCATGGGCCATGTGTCCAAGGACACGGGAAACCGGGTCTATAATCACAAGACTTTGGACGAACTAAAGGCCACCGTGGAACTGATTCCATAGGGTTCAAACCGGTGAACATTTTAGGCCGCTGAACGCTGAACTATACACACATTAGTAACAAGAAAACCCCGAACCCCTGAAAAATCAAGGGTTCGGGGTTCGTCTGTTTTTATTATACCACATATGCAGGCTGGTTTTCCAGTGGGCACAAAAAAATGGTTGACTTATCGGTTACATTCTGTTACAATTTGAAAAGAATTCATCACACGAAAGAAGGCACCTGCATGCAGAAGAAATTCCGCCGTCTGGCGGCGGCCATTTTATGTCTGACACTGCTGGCCGTACCGGCGCTGGCCGCCGAGGCGACCATTGATCTGGATTATGTCACAATCGTGGGAGAGGGCTTCGTCGCCGACACCTTCTGCGGCGTGGACGCGCTGTATAATGAGACAGGCGCGACGCTGTTCTGCAATGAGTTGATCGAACGGTTTTACAGCGCCGTCTACGGCGTGGACGTCTACACGGACAACGGCAATATCACCGCCGCCAGTCCGGCAGGCTATCGGTTCGAGGTTACATACACGCCGCAGCCCGGCGATATCGCCTATGCCTCCACTGAAGCACGGGAGCGCTACGGCAATCACTACGCCATTGTCAAATCCATCGATGAGGCAAACGGCACCGTCACCCTCTTCGAGCAGAACTGGGTCTGGGACGGCAAGGCGGGCGTAAACCGCCGGATCCCATATGACGGCGGGTGCTATACGTTCTATACCATGTGCTCTGACGCCGGCCGCGCAGCGCCTGCCGGAGAAGCAGAGTCTGTTTCCGCGCAGCCTGTGACAGGCGATCCGCAGCCTGCATACGACGCGTCCACGATCTACGCGTGGGGCAGCGGCATATCCAGCATTACTGGAACGCCGTCCAACTGGGCCGCAGAACTCACTGCCCGCGCCGATGCCTATGGCATCACCATGCTGGCCGACGGCAGCTATCAGTCCGCCATTACACGCAAGACCCTTGCCCGCCTCGCGGCAAACACCGCACGGACGCTCGGGCTGGTCGAGGATGTATCCGATCCGATTGCCGTTGTGCAGCAGCTTGGCGTGATGCAGCCGAATGCCGACGGCAGCTTTGACACGACCTCCCAAGTTACGCGTCAGATGGCTGCGACCGTGCTGCTGCGCCTGCTGCGGCAGTCGAGCGTGGTATTCGAGGCCGACATGACGATGCTCAGCCGCTATCCCGACAGCGGCGCCATCTCTGACTGGGCCAGAGAGGCCGTTGCAATGATGACGCAGTATGACCTGATGAACGGCACGACGAAGGGCTTCGAGCCGAAAAAGGATATGACACTCGAACAGTGTCTTGTTCTGCTTACACGCATCTGTGAATTCTGAATTGTGAACGAAAACCGGCTGTCCTCTTTGCGAGGGCGGCCGGTTTTTATGTTCAGAATAAACTCTGCTGCGGTTCCTCCGGCTCTGCCTGCGACAAAAGCATTTCGATTTCACTCTCGCCGTAGACTGTGATACCGTTTTCCTTCAAAAGCGCCGCCGTTACCC